ATACTCGGTACCCTTTCCGGTAAAAATAATAAGCTTCTAATGTGTGGAAACCCGACGAAAACATCTGGTGTTTTTTATGACAGCCATACCTCAGACCGATCAATATATCGCTGCCATACTGTTTCAGCTGCAGATAGCCCACGAACCAATAAAGAGAATATTGAAGCTCTTATACGCAAATACGGGAAGGACAGCAATGTAGTAAGAGTCAGAGTTTTTGGCAAGTTTCCTCTACAGGAGGATGATGTATTTATTCCTTTATCACTCATCGAAGCCAGCATAATGAGTGATCCGGAGGAAAAGCCTGTAGAGTCTATTGACATAGGTTGCGATGTTGCCAGATTTGGAGACGATAAAACAGTTATAGGCTTCAAGGTAAACGAGAAGGTGGAATTTTATAAAAAGCTCAATGGACAGGACACCATGAGAACGGCAGCAGATATTGCATTGCTCGGCCAAATGCTTATCGATAAATACGGGTTCAAATATAAAATACCCGTTAAAATTGATGATGGTGGTGTTGGCGGTGGAGTAGTTGACAGACTCAGACAAATAAAAAGGAGTAACCCTTCTCAATACTGGTGGATGGAAGTAATACCGGTTAAATTCGGCGTTAGAATAAAGCACAAGTATTTCTATGATTCAACTACCTACATGATGAATGTGGTTAAAAGCTTACTGAGCAATAAGGATGAAGAAGGAAATCCAAAGCCGGTAGAGCTTATATTGCCCAACGACAATGACTTAGTTGGACAGCTTTCATGCCGTAAATACACCATGACAGATAACAGTAAAATCAAGGTGGAAAGCAAGGAAGATATGAAGAAGCGTGGATTATCCAGTCCTGATGAAGCAGACTGTGTTCTTTTATTATGCTTGCCTGTGGCTCTAAAAGACCGAAAGAAAGGAGATGATAAAGCTTGAGCAATGAAAAAACTAAACCAACCATATCAGCAAAAATCATAAAAGCTAGTGACAAGCCTGTTAAGAAAGCTGCCGAGTCAAATACAATTAACGATAACAACTCTCTAATATGGCTTCAACCTTCGGTAGATTTGCAGGGTTTAAAAGATATGGTAGATCATTCTACTATCCTGCCTCAGTGTATCAGAGCCTATAAAGATAATATTGCAGGCTTTGGTATTGGGATAAAATACAAGGATGACATTGAAGAAACTGAAGAGATGGCTACGGAATATGAAAAGGCGGTTAGCATTATTGACTTGCTCAACATGGATATGGATACCAAAGAAGTATTTGAAGATCTTATTGAGGCAAGAGAAACTTATGGAATAGCATATCTTGAAGTTATCAGGAATATTGCGGGAGAGGTTACTCAGATAGAGTTCATCAAAGATACTCCATCTATAAGAAAGACTGCAGCTCTTGACCCAGCGGTTGAAGTTGAATATTTCTATAAAGGTATGCCTATAAAACGCTTGAAGAAATTCTGCAAATACAAGCAGGAGAAGAACGGCAAGGTTGTATACTTTAAAGAGATGGGCGACCCTCGGATCATGGATAAAAGAAATGGCGAATATGTTGATGAACTGGAGCTTGAATACCAAGCCAATGAGATACTTGAATTCGCCATTGGTACCAGCGACTATGGTACGGTCCGGTGGATAGGGCAGGTTTTAAGTGTAGATGGGGCAAGGAAAGCGGAAAATCTTAATAATAACTATTTTTCTGAAGGAAGACATACACCTTTGATGATTATTGTTAAAGGCGGGGCACTGTCCGATGATAGCTTCACAAAGCTAAAAGAATACATGAACGATATAAAAGGTGAAGCTGGGCAGCATGCTTTTCTTGTGCTCGAGGTTGAAGAGAATGAAAACAAGGTAGATTTTGAAGCTGAAAAGACACCATCTGTTGAAGTAAAGGATATGGCTTCTATTCTGCAAAAAGATGAACTCTTCCAGGATTACCTTGAGAATTCCCGTAAAAAGGTGCAGTCAGCATTCCGGTTACCGGATCTGTATACTGGCTATACCACAGACTTTAACAGAGCAACTGCTCAGACTGCCATGGAAGTAACAGAAAAACAGGTGTTTATTCCTGAACGCAAAAGCCTTGCATGGACCATCAACAACAAGCTTCTTAACTGCTATCAGTTTAAATATGTGGAAGTTTATTTCAAAGCTCCGGATATTACAAATCCTGATGATATCTTCAAAATTCTAAATATAACTGAACGTGCAGGAGGATTGACACCAAATACTGCAAAAGAAATTACTCTTGAAACTCTTGGGAGGGTTGCAGAGCCGTATAAGGAAGAATGGGGAGATATTCCGCTTGCAGTTACCAAAACTCAAATAAATTCATCTTCTAGTACCGGTCAAAGCATAACTGAACAGATAGACCAGGCTATCAAAAAGGCTATGGACTCAAAGGAAGATGACATTGTTGTTATTATGAAGGAAGTCAAAAAACTGCTCCAAAAAATGAGCCGGGAGAAGGAGAAGGTGTCGGAATGAATGAGTTTGAGACATTGATAAAAGCTCTTGATACTTACATAAGCAAGGCTGATGACGACTTAACCGACCGGCTCAATGAGGAAGGTTATCTTAATGCTTCGGAAACCGTCGAAAATATAAACAGCCTTGAGGATGCCATAGCGGAAATTCTTGAGCAGGAATTGGAGTATTTCCTTGGAGAGATAGAAGGAGTTGACCTTGAAACTGCAGTAAACAATATTATACCGAATCTTTTAGAGGGAGATTTGACCGATGAGAAACTGGCCGAGGTTTTTAAAGACATATTTGAGAAGGCACTTCGGAGCTTTACAGATGCATACATCAAGGAGATTGATAAGGACCTGGCATTTTCTATGTTCACAGAGCGAACCACTGACTGGATCAAATCATGGAGCAAGGAACTGGGTGAAAAAATGAAGTTGAGTTCCCATGATGAAATAGAGAGAATCCTTTCAGAAGCGCTTGAGAACGGTGATAGCATTCAGACCGTAACAGAGCAGCTGATGGAGAGCTATTCCTTCTCACGCAAGCGAGCGAGAGCGACAGCTATAACAGAAATACTAACAGCTCATAGTGTTTCTGCTCAAGAAGCATACCGTCAAAGTCCAGCTGTTGAAAAGAAAATGTGGCGTCATACAGGAGCACATAAGAATAAACCAAGACAGAATCATGTAAATATGGATGGTAAGAAAGTGGATAAGAATGAACCATTTGAACTACTTGGTGCCGATGGTGAAACCTATCATCCGGATTATCCGCGCGATCCAATTTTGCCATCTTCAGAAAGAGTAAACTGCCATTGCATATCTCAGCCAATTGTTTCAGAGTCTATACTTGGTCTTTCATTAGATGAGCGTCGCAAGCTTCAGCAACAAGCAATAGAAGAAGATAATGCTTTGTGGGAAGCTGAACTTGATGCCAAAAACAGAGCTAAAGCAGGAATAGAATAAGGAGGTCTTACTATGTTAAAATTTTTATCCTCTGCCTTCAGGAGAAAGCCGTCATCAATTGTTAATAAGCATGGATATATAAAAAACACACCTGCAGATGTAGAAAAAGCCATACATAGCCCGTCAGGCTTTGCTGTGGTTAATTCAGACGAAGCAAACTACGAAAGGGTAAAGAGGATTAATTATCGGGTTATTGTTCCTGCTGGTGTGACTGATGCTCAGTTATTAAGGATGTTTAAAGAACTTGATACAGGAAAATATAACGAGGTTACGGTGTGGTGCTATAAATCTATGGATGAAATCATTCAGTTTAAGCCATACACTGTAGCAATGCTTGAGAGATTAGATAAAAAATCTGCAATTCGCATTACAAGGAGGTAAAATGGCGTGTTTAATAAAATGCGCTTTTTTTATTGCCAATTACCCCATGAAAGGAGGTGAGAACGTTGGGAAAGGTGGAGAAAGCCTATGAAATCACAGATGCAAAAATCTCTTTTGTATCCCTTGTTGATAAGGCAGCTAATAAGAAGCAGTTCCTTATTACCAAGGCGGAAAAAGGTGAGGTAAACTTTACTACTTTCGGCCGAATCCTGAAGGTGGATAATGAAAACCACTATATTACAGGAATAGTGTATGAGCCAATGGTTGAAGATTCCCATGGGAACTTTATGACCGAGGAAGAAATAACAAAGGCTGCATACTGGTTTGCAAAAAACGGTGATAAAGTTGATATTCAGCATAGTTTTGAGGAATTGTCTAATGCAACTGTTGTTGAAAATTGGGTTACTAAGTCTGATGAAAATATTGAAGGGCAAGAAATCAAGAAAGGTACCTGGTTATTAACAGTTGAAATTTCCGATCCAGAGATATGGGATAAGGTTCAAAAGGGTGAGATTACGGGGTTCTCTATGGGGGGTGTCGGTAAATACAGTGATGAAAATGTGGATTTGAACAGCATACAAAAGAAATCCGGTGAGAAAGGAGATGATGATGCAATGAATACCGACACTGAAAAGAAAGGCCTATTCAAGAAACTTGCTGAAGCCCTTGGCTTTGATGTGGTCGAAAAAGGAGCCATGAAAGATAAGTACAATGCAAGTATAAAGAGCACCCGCTTTTGGACAGCTTTTTATACTCTGGAAGATTTGCTTTATAAGTATAACTGGAATACTGACAGATGGGAATATGAGACTGATGAAGCTGCAATCAAAAGTGCTTTGGAAGAATTCTCAGAAATCATCATGGATGTATTGACAGAGCAAAGCGTTGTTAAAGCACTTCTTACCGACAAGCCTATCAGAAAGGCCGGCAAGAAGATGAGTGCTTCAAACAAAGCTAAGCTTAATGAGATTGTTCAATCATTAAGTGAATTCGCCTCTCAGTTTGATGAAGATGAAGGAGACGAACAAATAAATAAAAACTCTGAAGGAGAGAAGGAGGATGATATCGTGAAGGCTGAAGATATCAGAACAATGATTCAGGAAGAAATCAAAAAAGCTATGGAATCAGGTACCGAGAAGAAGATTGAAAAGTCTGCAGCATCAACAGCAAACGATGAAACAAAGGATGAAGTGATAACCAAAGGGGATATTCAAGAGGTTATTGCTGCGGAAATCAAAAAGGCACTCGGTGATGAAGAGGAAGAAGCTGTTGCGAAAGAGGAAGAGAAACTGACCAAAGATGATATTGCCGAGATAGTCAGAAAAGAACTTTCGGCAGTTTTGAAAGCCAAAGGCATTGCAACAAACCTGAATGGAGAACCCAGTCAGGTTAAAAAAAGTGAGTCCCACTATCTTACAGGAATTCTTTAATTTAAAGGAGGATGAGAAAACATGAAAACTAATAGCACTATTATTAAATCAGCATTAAGTACAGCCGATGTTACTGCTGGACTGCTTAATCCTGAACAGTCCAGAACATTTTTAAGGCAGACTTTTGAAGCTACGCCGCTTGGAAATCTTATAAGACATGAGATGAGGAGAGCAAATGCCGGTGAGATTGATAAAATCGGTATTGCTTCCCGTATCCTGAGAAAGAAAACCGAGAATACAGATGACGGATACAGAGCAAAACCTACATTCGGGAAGGTTGAATACTCTTGTACTCCTGTCAGACTTCCTTGGGAAATCACTGAGGAAACACTGAGAGAGAACATTGAAGGCCAGGGCCTGGAAGCAACCATAACCGACTTGATGACTAGACAACTTGGCGTTGACCTTGAAGACATTTATCTCAATGGTGACACTGCTACTCTTGAGACAGATCCTGATTATGACTTCCTGAAAATCAATGACGGTTGGATTAAACAGATTGAAGCAGGTGGCCATGTAGAAGATAGATCAGCTATCAATGGCGGCGCTATGAGTGTGGATGTTTATTACGACGCATTAAAGCAGATGCCTAATAAGTACAACAATGGCTCCTTGAGATGGCTGATGAGCCCGCGAAGGAAGCAGGAATGGGAAAGATACTTGATTGACAAGCTCATTACTGTTGGAGGAGGTATCACTGATAACCTCATCAGTAATCCTGCTGCTATTCCGGCTGTATCGGTTCCGGCACTACCTGACGACAAGATTATTCTTACCAATCCCAAAAACCTTGTTGTGGTTAACAGCTACAATGTGATTATTAGGAAGACTACAGAAGGTGTGGAAGCTATCATGCAGGATAAACGCTTCTATGTAATCCACCTCGATTTTGACCCTGTTATCGAGGAACTGGATGCAACCGTAATTGTTAAAGGCCTTGCGGCAATTTAAGGAGGTGTGAACAGTGCCAGTAAAAATTAAATTGATAAAAGGATTGTCTTATCGTGGAGGCAGGGACGGAACCCTGAAAGCTACAAAGGACAATCCTTTTTGTATTGTGAAAACTATGGAAGAGGCCCGGGTAGCTATTGCTACGGGCCATTTCCAATTTGTTGAGGAAATTAAGGATAAAGAACCTGAAAGAAACTTAAACAAGATGACTAAGGATGAGCTTGAAGATTATGCAGCTGAAATAGGTGTTGACATTTCAGAATGCAAAAATAACGACGAAAGAAGAGAAGCAATCAAAAAAGTACTTGAAGAAGCTGAAGGTGGAAAAGAAGCTGCTGGTGAGGAAGTAGGAGCAAAGATACCTTTTGATGAAGAATAGGAGGGATATTCATGGCAACAAGGCCTTGGGTAACTCCTGAAGAGGTAATAGAATACACCGATTTTGAAAAAGTAAAGACACGCTCAACAGCAAAGCTCCAGGCTGATATTGTCAGAGCGGAGAATTACATTATCCACCGAACAAATAATACCTTCCAGGACAATGAAAAGTATCCTGAAATACCAAGCGACATAAAGCTTGCTACCATGCTTATTGCTGAATTTTATGCAAATACTGCTACTCAGGATCCTCAAAAACGCTATCAGAGTGAGACATACAAAGATTACAGCTATACAATATCAGGAGGGGATATGAGTGTAGATGACATTGACATCAGCGCTCTTATCTCTCCTTATATTCTCAAACAGGCAGTGGGAAATTTGGATATGAAGCTGAGAAAGTTGTAGGTGATGGTATGGCCATAGAGGATTTTTTCCGACATAAGTGTGATATTTATCACGCATCATATGATGAAAAAGTACCTAAATACGGTTTGCCGGCTTCCGAAAAAGAACTTTCATATCCTGAAATTCCATCTATTGAAGATGTCCCTTGTTTTTTTGCATTTTCAAACACTAATGCTTCAATGGTGGAAGCTGAGCCAATGACTTTATTCCAAGGCCCCAATGAGCTTTCTCTTCCTGCTGGCACAGAAATACATCCCGGCGATAAAATAATTGATAAGCGCTTCAATATTGACTATACGGCAGGTTTCCCGGAGGATATAAGGGGTAAGTACCTTGTCGTTCCAATTTACCGTAGGACGGTTCAGGGGGCTTTATAATGTCCAATAAAATGTTTGAATTTGATACAAGGGATTTCGATAGATATTTTAAGCTGATAAGCAAGGCCGCTCATGGTGAATTTAAAAAACAGATCGCTTTATGGTTTGAAGCGAGCGGATTTGAATTTCTTCGTGTCGTTCAGGATGAAATAATCCGTAGAAAAGTAGTAAATACAAGACTGCTTTTAAACAGCTTTGAAAAGGGAGAGAAGCATAATGTCTGGAAGGTTTCTGATGGCGGATTAACTTTGGAAGTCGGAACAAATGTCAGCTATGCCGCATATGTGAACGATGGACACTGGACCAATAAGAAAGGCCAAAAATCCAGATTTGTTCCAGGAGTTTGGAGAGGTGACAATTTTGAATATGTCAGAGGGGCTAAAACCGGCATGGTATTGAAGCAAAAATGGGTGGAAGGTGCACACTATTGGGAAGCTGCTATACGGATTTTTGAAAGAATTTTCAAGACTTCCGTTGAAAAGAAGATGGCGGAATGGAGGGACAAATACTTCAAATGAGGTGGTGATGTAATTGCTTGAAGAAGAAGTAGCAAGCATAGCAAAAAAAATGTATGACATATCAGGAATACAGAATATGTTTTTTGATGAAGTTAAGGAAGGGTTTAAACGCCCTTCCTTTTATTTTCCTCCTGTAGAACAGACTGCAATAGGTGATACCCTAAATACTTTTGCTTATGACAATGCCATCTTTGTTAAGGTATTTGACAAAACCACAAAGGGGGCCATGGAGATAGCTGAACAGATAACATATTCTATTACTCGGGAGCGCAATCAAATCCCATTTGTTAATGAAGCTGGGGAACTTACTGGGAGCGTGTTCAGGTTAAAAGATATCAGCTATCAATCCATTGATGTAGGAGTTGCTCAGTTATATATCAGGTGGAAGAGTATCTATGCATTTACAAGAAGTGTCTACAGTAAAGCAGCTAATCTGGTGTTTAATGTTTTAATAAAGGATAAGGAGGGTTAAGCATGGCCAAAGCCAAAAACGAGGAACCGGTTGAAATGAAAGTTAAAACATTTCCTCTTACTGTATTGCGGAGAGAATGCAGGAAGTTATTTGATATTAGCAGTTCTACTTTTGATGGTGCTACCTGCAGTTTGGATCCAAATAAGGAATACAGCATTGAGGAAATAAAAAACACAATCAATAAATGGAAGGAAAGGAGAGTGTAGTAAATGCCTGGAGGGAATTTTGATAAACTGGTTGGCAAGACAAGACCAGGAACCTATGTAAATTATGAATCTACAAGAACGGATTTAATTACTCTTTCAGACCGTGGAATAGTAATTATGCCACTGTCTCTTACCTGGGGTCCGGTCCAGCAGTTCATAACCATAAATAATAGCGCACCTGATGAGCAGTTTGCAAAGCTTGGATACAGCATTTATGAAGACGACCCCAAAGGCAATATGTTGCTCATTAGGGAAGCCTTCAAGAAAGCTCAGAAAGTCATTGTATACAGGCTTACAGGTGGAGTAAAGGCTACTGCTACCGTTGGTTCTCTCACTGCAACAGCTGTTTATGAAGGTTCGAGAGGTAATTCACTCAAGCTGGTTATAGAAAGCAATCCTATAGCCGGTTATGATGTGTATATCTATCTTGGAACAACTAAGGTGTTTGAGCAAATAGGAGTATCTACTATAGGAGATTTGGAAGAAAACGAGTGGATTGTTTGGAGCGGAGAAGCAACTTCAGCGCTCACGGCAACAGCTGGAACCGCACTTGCAGGAGGAAATGATACAGACCAAACAAATGCGGATGTAACAAAATTCCTTGATGATTCTGAGATAATTGTCTGGAATACTATGTGTTTCCCGTTTGAAGATGCTACATTGCAAGCTGCATTGAAAACCAAAATTCAGTATTTTAGGGATGATGTAGGGAAGAAGGTTGCAGCTGTTGCACCGGGATTCCAGGCGAATTACGAAGGAATTATTGGGGTTGACAATGGCGTTATACTTGGCGATGGAACAGAAATTGATAAGGTGAAGGCATGCGCATGGGTAGCAGCTGCAGATGCAGCCGCAACAAATACGAAATCCAACACATACCTTGCATATGATGGTGCGGTTGATGTCTTGGGCAAGAAGACAAATGAAGAGGCAATTGATGCTATTAATAAGGGATTTTTATTCTTCTCTGCCATCAATGGTTCAGTTGTTGTGGAGTATGATATAAACTCCTTAACTGATTTTAACCCGCCAAAGAGCAAGGATTATCGTAAGAACAGGGTTCGCAGAGTGCTTGATACTTTTGACGAAAGTCTACAGCTTAATTTCCCACCAAACAAATTCGACAATAGTCCGGATGGTTGGGATTTGATGGAGAGTCTGGGCAAACAACTGCTGATTTCATTCAGGGATGCCGGAGCTATTAAAGATGTCGATCTTGATGCTGACTTCCTTGTTGACCGCTCATCATCTGTTGGAGATGAGACTTACTTTGATATAGGAATTGCCCCTGTTGACAGTGCTGAGAAGTTGTACTTCACAGTAAGAACACGATAATGGAGGTGTGATTGATGGATAGGAATAGAATGAGTCTTCGTGAAGGCAAAGTGTTCCTTGACGGAGAGATGATAATGGATCTTGTAAACTGCGAAATTCTGTTTACTCCTGAAGTTGCAGAAAGCAGGGCGATTGGTCAAAAAGGCAAATCTAGGCGCTGGATTGGTTATGATGTAACCGGCAGCATAAATGAATACAGGTCCACTCCATGGTTGAAGGATGCTGTTAAAAGCTATATTGATACTGGCAAAACACCAAAATTCACGATTGTTGGAATGCAGGATGATCCGGCTTCCGATTATGGTGCTACATATGGGAAAGATGTAGTAACCGTAGAGGGCGTGGTTCTTACCGGAGATATACCGCTACTACAGCTTGACAGTGAAGGAGAGCATGTTCAAAGTGAAATCGAATTTGGTGCAGCCAATGTAATTCTGAAATAATGGGAGGTGTCGAAATGAGTATATCGATGAAGTATTTCATGAGAGAAGAATTGAAGAAGGATGAGGTACTTGAAGTGCCAGGAGTGAATACTTTCTGCGATGATAAAGGAAATCCTATCCCACTTCAAATAAGAGTGCTTGGAGTGGATGAAATAAACAAAATCAGAAAGAACTACACTAAGACCAAAATAGTGCTTGATGATAAGGGGAAAAGGATTTTTGATAAGTCAGGTAAGCCGATGATGGCAACAGAATGTGACAGTGTAGCTGCTACAAACAGAATGATTGTTGAATCACTTATCGTACCAAATCTCAAGGATCCGGAGCTTATGAAGTTTTATGATTGTAATGATGTAATGGAAATGCCTATGAAGGTATTTAAGAAGCCAAAAGATTATGCTTATGTATCGGAGCAGGTATCTAAGGCAAACGGAGCTGACGATGAAGAGATGAGCGATGACGAACTTATTGAAGCCGCAAAAAACTCATAAAGAGCGACAATTTAGCGGGTTGGGCCCATACGCTATGGCAGCGGAAAGGGCTCGACCCGTTTTATTTTGTCGCTCTTGACCGTAGGAAACAGGCTTTTTATATTGCTTCAGAACTGCTGGAGCGTAAAGAACCGCAGAACGCTTTAAACCAGGTAGCATATTCGCTGCGACAAAATAACCGTTATTCAACAAGACGCAAAAGTATGAGAAGGAGGTGATGTGCTTGGCTGTAGATTTTACCGCTATATTCAAGGCTCAAGATAAGGTAAGTAATACTTTGAAGGGCATTGACAAATCAGGAGATGCCCTCACAAATACTTTTAAGAAGCTTGCGAAAGCGGCCGCAGGAGTTTTCGCTGTTGCCAAAATTGCGGAATTTGGTAAGGAAAGTGTTGATGCTTTTACGTCTTTTGAAAACAGCATGAATGAGGTATTTACATTGCTTCCGGATATATCTGGTGAAGCAATGGAAGAAATGACTGGGCAAGTAAAAGCGCTTTCTAAAGAGATGGGTATATTGCCAAATGAAGCAGTACCTGCCTTATATCAAGCTCTATCAGCGGGAGTGCCGCAAGACACGGTATTTGATTTTCTAAAGGTTGCCAATAAAGCTGCAGTCGGAGGCGTCACAACTCTTGAAACTGCTGTTGATGGTCTAACTTCGGTTGTAAATGCTTATGGAAGCGATGTGATAGATGTAAACAAGGCCTCTGATTTGATGTTTACAACCGTCAAATTAGGTAAAACAAACTTTGAGGAACTGTCAGCCAGCTTGTTCAATGTTAACCCGACAGCAGCCGCCACAGGTGTGGCATTTGAAGATGTATCAGCGGCCCTGGCAGCTATGACGGCACAAGGTGTGCCTACATCTGTTGCTACTACTCAATTAAGACAGGCACTCGTTGAGCTCTCGAAGTCGGGCACATCAACCGATAAGGTATTTAGACGGGTAGCCGGGAAAGGTTTTAAGGAATTTATATCTGAAGGTGGGAACCTTCAGGAAGCATTTCAGTTGCTTGAAAAGCATGCCCAAAAATCCGGATTGGGCATAAATGACTTGTTTGGTTCGGTAGAAGCAGGGAATGCTGTATTAGCCTTAACCGGTAAAGGTACAGAAAGATTTACCAATGCAATGGAAGAAATGCGAAAGGCGACCGGGGCGACAGATACGGCATTTGAGAAAATGGAAAAGGGTTTTAAGCGCAAGATTGACAAAATAAAGGCTAACCTTGAAGTATTAAAAATCTCGGTTGGCGGAAAGCTTGTTGATGCATTCAACTGGCTTTGGGATAAGGCATCCCCGATAGTAGATGGCATATCAAAAGGCTTTGAAAAGATAAAAAACCTTTTCACTGATTATGGTTTCTCCGGTGCCATCGAAAAAATGTTCGGAGCTGATGCCGGGGCACTTGCAAAGAAAGCTGAAGAATATGCAACTGCTTATATTGGCGGTATTAAGAAAATCTTTTCTGGAGATATCCAAGGTGGATTTACTGATATTTTAGCCGCATTGGGTTTTGATGATGGCTCCATCAGCACAATTATGGACTTCGTTGACAGTATCAAAAGTAATTTGATGAAGCTTTCAAGCTTTGTTCAGCCAATATTTGCAACAATTAAGAATGCCTTTTTCTCAATAATGCCGACAGTACAGAATATAATCAACTTTTTTACTCAAACTCTGTTGCCTATAGTGCAGGATGTATTTAGCTTTATTGTAGACAATGTAATAACACCTTTTGTAGGGTATTGGCAAGAGAATATGCCTAAAATCGCAAATATTTTTAACAATGTATGGCTTATTTTACAGCCGATATTCCTTGCCATTGCAGATGCATTTAGATTTGTATGGAGCATAGCAAAACCTATAATAGCAAATATTGTTGACCTTGTTACAGGACTCGGAAGTGCAATATTCACTATCCTTGACGGAATAATTGAGTTCATAGCTGGTGTATTTACAGGTGATTGGGAAAAGGCTTGGAGTGGCGTAATTAAAATCTTTAATGGTATTTGGGATGGGATAGTGGCCATCTTTAAATTCCCTATAAACATGATTATAGATGGATTGAATTTCTTCTTGCGTGGACTTAACAAGATTAAGATTCCTGATTGGGTACCGGGCATTGGGGGAAAAGGACTCAATATTCCTGAAATCCCGAAGCTTGCTAAAGGAAGCAAAGATGCTCCCGATACCTTTATTGCTGGAGAAAGAGGTCCTGAGCTCATTACCGGAGCAGAGGGTGCAAGGGTGTTTCCGTCTGATGATACGGAGAGAATTATCAGTGCTCTTGAGAAACGGAATGCTCCATTGGTAGTATCAGCAAACCCGTTCAGTGGTGGCTATGATGATGAACCGATTAGTGACGAAAAGACAATAAATATTAACCTTAATGGACAAGGTACGATTAAAGGTAATGGTATTTCAAAAGATGAAATGCTAGAATACCTAATTGTTCATCTAAAGCCTATCTTAATGAAAATTATAGAAACAGAAATCTTTGAGGAGGGGGATTTGGCGTATGAGTATTAAATATCAGATGTACCTTACATTTAACAATGAGAAGGAAAGACTTCAAATTCCCGAACTGCCGGAGCAAATTGAGGTAACAACAGGAACAAAAAATGAAAGCATTGATATAGTTGGACTTGGAGAAATAACGATTTTTCAAGACAGACCGGCATATAAAATCTCATTTCAGTCATATTTCCCTGCTGAAAGTTCAAGTCCGCAGAAGCATGTAGATACCATATTAAGGTGGAAAGAAGCTAAGAAACCTGTGCATCTTATTGTAACAGGTGGTATAGCGATAAATATGTTTTGCTCCATTGAAGACTTTGTTTACAGTGAAAAAGGCGGTGATGTCGGAACTATCTACTATTCAATATCCTTAAAGGAATATAAAGAGGTAAAGGTAAAAAGCATTACTGTCATAGGGACAAAAGGAGTTACGAGTGGAGGCGCTCAGAGGGTAGACAACCGGGTGCAGCTAAAGACATACACTGTAAAAAACGGTGACTACCTGTTTAAGATAGCTAAGATGGAACGTGGAGATGCAAACAAGTGGAAAGAAATAGCTACTTTGAACGGGATAAAATCTCCATATACCATATATCCTGGTCAGGTTTTGAAGCTAACGGGGTGATATGTGATGATAGGGTTTACAATAATACAATCAGGGAAAACCATTGACATTTCAGAGCTTGTATCAGATTTAAGCTGGTCCGGAAGGAAGGGGGCAGCCGGTAGGTCAATAACTGCAACACTACTGGATGCCCCTGAATTTGAGCGCTCAGGGATAGATGTTTATAAGGGTTGTCAGTGTATCGTCACTTGGAATGGCGAAGAAATCTTGAGAGGTCTCGTGATAGACCAAGGCAGAGGTAAGGCTAAAAAGCTTCAAATATCTGCTCGAGACAATTTAATTTACTTGGCCAACAATGATGATACTTTCAATTATAAAAACAAGAGTGCAAAGGACATCTTTCTTGACATGTGTACCAGGTTTCAAATCAGCTATGGTTCTGTTGCGGACACACAGTATATAATTCCTACCCTGGCCAAGGAAACCGGAAAGCTCTGGGATGTATTGCTTGAAGCTCTGAGCCTTACATATAAGGCAACGGGTAATCGATATTATATTTCAAGCCAACGAGGTAAAGCAAACCTCTTTTTGCGCAAAGAAAATGTACAACAGTGGATAATTGAAGATGGAGTAAACCTCATTGACTATGATTATAGCAGAAGTATTGAAAACATCGTTACCAGAGTAAAAATGATCAGTGATAATGGTATGGTGGTAGCAGAGGCTGTCAATTCAGATTTGGAAAAAAGGCTTGGTATTTTTCAAAGGGTTATTCAACAGGAAAATGATTTGAATGCGGGCCAGCTGCAGAATGTTGCCATCAACACATTAAAACTGGAGGGAAATGTGAGTGAAAGTCTAAGTGTATCAGGTCTTGGAATACTGTCAGCCATTGCCGGAACAGCAATATATATTATAATACCTGATCTCAATATTAAGCAGAGCTACTATATTGATGAAGATACTCATACTTTTAAAGGCAATTATCATGAAATGAGGCTTACTCTAAACAGTACAAACGAGTTTTAAAGGAGGGGTAACCTTATGAGTAAAAAAGCTACGAGTTTAAAACAACTTTTTCAACAAATGATACCGGAAACGATAGGGTTGACTGTAGGGTTGGTGATAAAAACCGACCCTATTACTATTCAGGTAATAAATAACCCTAAAATGATTTTGTCAGGGTCAAATTTGGTTATCCCAAAGCATCTTTCTAATTATAAAACTCAAATTAGCTTTGATAATCCAAACATAAAAAACCTTGTAAAACCTTACTCGTTAGATGATGTGCCAGGAGCCGACTACAAGCTTACATTTCAAGAGCCAACAATAAATGAGGTGACTATTTATAATGCATTAAAAAAGGGAGAAAAGGTTTATTTGCTGAGATTTAATGGCGGGGAACTATATTATGTTTTAGATAGGGTGGTGAGCTGATGGGCTTTGATATACCGATTAACATTGACTTGGTTGATTCATCTGCTGAAGCAATACCTTCAAGGACAGCATATATCGATTGGGAAGCCGGCAGGATATATGGATATGTAGATGGCATAGAAGCAATGAAACAACATGTAAAAAAAACATTGCTTACACCTCGTTTTAAATGCCTTATATATGACAACCAATATGGCAGCGAGATTGAAAATCTAATTAGAGATGACCTTAGCGAAGATGTTTTGGAGTCTGAAGCTATACGGATCATTAAAGATGCTTTACTCTGTGATAAAAGGATCACCGATGTCTATGATTTTGACTTCTCGCTACTGAAAGACGGGAGAATTATAAGATTTTCAGTTGATACTATTTACGGTTCACTGCATGGGCAGGAGGTGAAGCTGAATGTTTGAAGACAGAACGTTTGAAAATATACTTGCTGAAATGCTTGCAATGGCTCCAGATGGAACGGATACAAGGCAAGGTAGTGTGTTTTATGACCATGTTGCCCCTGCTGCGTTCAAGATAGCCAAGTTATACAGTGACCTTAGTATAACTATTGAGCTTACTTCCATTGATACTGCCGAGGGTATATACCTTGATGAAAAATGCAAGGAACATGGAATCGAAAGAATTCCGGCTACTGCAAATATACGAAACGCAACTTTTGTAGGAGCTGAAGTAACAGCTAACCAAAGATTCTTTGCTAGCAACCAGTATTTCATAACGCAATATGATGATGAGGGCAATATCGTTGTTGTTGCAGAAACTCCCGGAGAGGCTCCTAATAGTATACCGGCGGGAACTGCCCTTGTTCCTGTTGTGACTATACCAGGATTAACAGAAGCGACATTAGGCGAAACTATAACTCCGGGAAGTGAGGAAGAGAGCGATGACAATTTAAGGCGCCGGCTCCAGGAAAAGATTGCAGGTCCTGCTGCAAACGGCAATAAGCAGCACTATAAAACATGGTGTGAAGAGGTTGCGGGCGTTAAACTTGCAAGAATAGATCCATTATGGGCAGGACCCAATACGGTCAGAGGTATTCTTATAGATAATGAAGGATTACCTGTAAGTCAAGGGGTTGTTGATGAAGTTCAGAACTATATTGACCCCGGGAGCACCGGTCTTGGGGAAGGGGTTGCCAATATTGGTGCAATATTCACTGCAGTAGCAGCAGAGGAATATATTATAAATGTTTCTTTTAGTGCCCAGCTGGATGCAGGAGTATCGGTGGAAAGTGTAATACAGGAAGCTACAGAAGAAATAAAGGCATATCTTAAGGAGATATCGCTGGCAAACCAGGAAAATACTTCAACTCTTGTAAGACTATCAGCTATTGCTAATGTGATTTATAGTTTATCCGGAGTAATAGACTATACGGATTTAACTATAAACGATGGCACTGCAAATATATCAGTGCCTTATACTGCTGTACCGGTATTGGGGGTGGTGAGTGTTGAGCAACTATGATGAAATAAAAACTTTTCTTCCTGGTTGCCTCGAATCTATACAGGATGTTGTTGCATACCTGAAGGCACTGGGGAACCAACTGGATGCATTGGATACAGGGGTATTGCAGGCAAGGGATAACAATTTTATTTTTCTTGCTGATGAGGCGACCATTTCAAGGGTAGAAAAATTTATGTATATTCCTTATGATCCTGCAAGGACATTGGATGACAGGAGGAAGCTTATAGCTTCTTTTTTTGTTGGCAGCGGCAAGATTGGCGCCAATGAGATAAAACAAATAGTTAATACATTCACACCATCACCGACCGATGTGACATTTCAAAACAGCACTATAAATATCAGGGTTACAAGAGATATATCAGATAGCTTTATATTGGCCGATTGCTACTTTGTTTTACTAAAAAAAATACCAGCCCATTTATCTCTTGTAATAACTGTTATAAGTGCTTTTGAAGTTAATGCTTACGCTGGAGGGTTTTTAACTCAATATAAAGAGGAGGTGGTTGCCTGATGGGCAGGTGGACATCAGTTATTACAAATGCCGGTCTTAATTTACTTGCTAGGGCACAAGGAAATATATTCAATTTTACAAAAGCTCAATGTGGTGCAGGTAGCGTTGATGTTGAATTATTAGCCGAACAGACTGCAATTTCGGATTACAAAAAGAACTTGTCTATTACTTCAATAATAGAAACGGACAATGTAACAAAACTAAGGCTCCAATTAAGCAATACAAGCATTGTTTCTGGGTTTAACCTTTTTCAAATAGGAGTTTTTGCAAAACTGGATGGTGATGCTACCGATGTATTGTTTATGATTATACAAGCGGATACTCCGGATTATATCCCGTCAGCTGCAGAAAGTCCCAACTTCGTGAATGACTATGTAGTTAATGTAATAATCGATAATGCTTCGGATATTACTGGTACCGTTGATTTGGCCGCATATGTTACGGTTGGGCAAATGAATGAATATACGGATTCACAAGTAAACGACCTGGCAGGAGAAGGACGCACTACGGAAACAGTGAAAGGGAATTCTGATGCTTTAAAAGCACATTCAGAATCAGAGATGCCTCATTTGTTTGAGGATGCAGCAGCACAAAAAACCTATAAATATGGTTTTAAACAGCAGGGTAATAACTTGGTATTTATGTTTGAGGAGGTGGTGTAAATGCCGGAAATTTTATTGCCAAATAGGGATGATACATT